TTGCTGTAGCGTTTCGTCTACATCTATTATAGTACTTATTACTCTGTTATTTGCTAGTTGCCCTACCATTGGAGTAGGAGAAAAGATTAACTCTGTTTTATGTTCTGTTTTGTTAAAGTCATTCTCTAGGAAAACATCTCTAGTGCCATAAACTTCTAGCCAACTATCTTCATACTTTTTATTGTAATAGTCAGCATCCTTCTTATAAGCGTATATGTATTTTTGTTTATTAGTTACTGCTGTAGGTGTAAGTGTATGCTCTTGCGAATAATCTAGTTTGTCGCTCCAGTCTAGTATGTCTGTAGTATAAAAGTCCTTTCTAGGCTCTATTATTATATTCTTAGGATTGTTCTCGTCAGGCACCATGTAGAGGTTAAACATCTTTATTATAGACGTTAGAAAGTCTCTTTGTTTTACCTTGTCTGGAATTGCTGTAAACATGTCTATAGTATCCCCTTCTGCATAATATGAGTCTATTACATTAAACGAAAGAAAAGCGTCTGACATTGTAACCTTAAAATCTGCATCGTAAGGGGTTGCTAAAATAGCATCAAAATAAGGATAAGCATTACCCGGAAACCCTTTCCATGCTGTCATTAAATCAATAGTAATAATATCCCCTGCTTGTAGTTGTATGTCTACATTTAATTGATACCTATTTGGCGGGTTTTCATTCCTATCTGTTAAGCCATCGCTATCCCTAAAATTAGTGTCTGGATACGTAGTAGGGTTAGCTGTTGAATAAGTTACTGCAGGAGTTAAGTTAGTTGCATAAGCATGAGCTGTAGAAGTATTAACATCCGTACCATTTACCTTTAAACCAAACTTATTAATGAATAAAGGATAATAACTACCTCCAATAACATCCCCTACCCCTGCTGTTCCTGCTTCTGGAGTAGTATCTATTTGTAAGGTTACATCAAACGACAGTCTATAGATTCCGTTAGCTCCTACTGTTATAGTACCTGTAGCGGGGTTGTATTGGTTATCTGCATCGACTATCTCATTGCTTAGTCTTATAGTGTTTGTTTGGTAATCTAGCGGAGCGAATAATGAGCTATCCAAAGTGTAATTGTCTAGTCCACTAGATACAAATAACGGAGTATTAGCTTCTATAGTTCTATCTAATAAAGTAGACTGTAAAGGACTAAACTCTTTGCCATTAAAAGGAATTATTAAATGTCTGAATAATGAAGCGTTAAAAAAGTTAGATGTATAGGTAAACCCTGAATCCGCAAACATTCTATCTATGTATTCTTTAGCATAAACAGCAGGAAACATCTCGTTAACATTATATACATTTATATCTGTATCGTTTCCGTAGTTAATCATCGGATAGGTGTATCCAGTTCCGTATTGGAAAGGTGTAACTACTCCGTTAAGAATGTAGCTAGTATCCCAACTATTTTCTTGTATTACTCTTGTGTAGTCATGGTCTAGCTCATTCCATAACATACCCGCATCATTTAAGAACTTATTGCCTAGCTCTCTAAAGATGTTAGCTGTTTCTCCAAATAATACTACGCTATATTCTACCTGATTATAGTCTTTTTTGTGAATGTCTTTTAACTGGATAAACCCGCTGAATACTGCTATATCATTTTGGTAATAAACAGCGTCTAGCTTCAAGTTAGGGTTAAAGGTAGAATCGCTATTTACCTCAAATACAAAATTGAGCTTATCATTTATTGCCTTACTTCCCGGTAGCTTAATAGTTTTACTAAAGCTACTTTTTACCTTGTCAGGCTCTTGTATATCTTTAATACTAAAAGTTAGCACTGTACTAATACCCTTATCTATTGGAATATCTATTCCCTCTATTGTAAACCTTTCTTTTACCATTTACATTCTTTGTCTATAGTCATCGTATCCTAGCTCTAACTCTACATCTATTTTAAATAGCTTGTCTCGCACTACTTTCTTTTTAGTGTAATTAGTAGCCTTTATCTTAGCCACTGCTGTTAACTCGTTACCCTCTTGTAAATATATCTCAGGACTTGACATTAACTCTAGTAGCCAGTTACTTTGTGCTTCTGTTATCCAGTCGGACATGAGCTTAATCGTTTCGCTTTTCTTAGTATAGTATGTTACCTTTTCTCTTTCATTCATAGAGTAAACTATGTCAGTACCCACCACAGTATCCACGTTTACTTTCATGTCCTTTCGTTCTATTGCTGTAGTAGACATATCTCCTAAGTAGAATGTAAAGCTATCGAATGCTCCTAAGTTGTTTTGAAAGATTAAAGTATTGGTATTGTATTTACAAGACTCCTCAATTACAAAGGTTCTAGTTTCAGATACTTGAGTCAAGCCCAATAACTTAACTACATACAACTCATAAGATGCTACAGAAGATGTAATAATAGGCTGCGCTCCTAGTGTTATATTGGTGTTATCTATGTTGTTTAGAGATGCAGGAGAGCTAGGTATAAATTGAATATCTGTAGCACCTCCTGTAATATCTATCTCAAAAGTATTAATAGTAGCTCCTGCGCTATCTTTTGTAATTACCGTACAATTAGATAGTGGCACAGCCTGCTTATAATATAACCATCCATGCGAGTCAATAGATACTTTGTTATTGTCTGGCATATTGGTAAGGAACTTCTTAGTAATACCGTCTAACTCGTATTCTGTTACGTCCCAATTAATGAAAGGTCGCTTTTCTAAAGAAGCATTAAAAGCCTTTCTACTTGAGTCTACTGTAAGGTCAGGATATTGTGCTACAGTTGCACCGTATTCCTCTCCGAATTTAACTATGTAAGAAAGTGAGCTATCACTAGCATTATAAGTTCCTGCATCTCCTGTAGGACTTCCCACGTTGCTAGTTAAAGCCGATTCTAAGACTCTGTGTATATCTACCTTTCCGTAATTGTCAGAAGGTCTAACTGGAATTCTTAGTCTTACTGTTTTAGTTCCTGAGCCATTTATATAGATGTCTACCAAATAAGCAAAGTTAGGCTCTGCTACATTAGTTGATTCTATTAGGTACTCCATTTTATTGTAAACAGGTGCAAATGTCTTAGGAGTTGCGAGTATTGTTATTGCCATTATTTAAGTCTTTTGAATGTGTCTGTTAATGCTATCTTTAAATCTCCTGCTGCTGCACTTGCTAAGTCTTGGCTGAGCTTATCTAGTCTAGTCTGTGTTACTACCTTGTCATAAAAGTGGTTGCCCTCTGTACCTTTCTCTTTCCAACTTCTAGCCATTGCAAAAGCCTGAGAGTCCTTACTACCTACCTTGTAAGTTTTCCTAGTTGCTAAACTTGTAAAAGCTGTGCCTTTCGGTAAAAACAAACCTTTATTATTCATCCATTGCTTAGCAAAGTAAAAAGGTATTTTAGAGCTAGACATATAAGAGTAAGGAGTATTTCTTTTCCTATCCGTTCCGCTTACTCCCTTGTTTACATAATCGTAATAATCTTTAAGTCTAAGAGTAAATACAAAGCCTTGACCGTTGATTATAGAATTAAACTCTATCTGCTCCGCTAAGTCTCCAGAAACATAAGCGCCATCTTTAACTAACTCAGCTTTTAAACTTGTCTGCATCTCATTACCAAAGTCCTCTAGTACTTGGGTTATTGTGCTATGCTTTGTTACTATTCCTTCGCTCATCTTCTTTTTAGTTGCTCCATTCTACGCTGTGCTGCTTCTGCTTTTTGTTTCTCTTTTACAAAGCTGCATATATTAAGAAACTCTATTACGTTCATTTTTTCGTAGTAGGGTCGTTTTGTAAAGTCTCCATTGCAGAGATTATCGAGGGTGGCAATCCAACCCCATCGCTCTCCAAATCCTTCGCTACCTCCAAAATCGCGCTCCTGCTCTGCTCCGTCATGTTCTCCAGTTTCTGATTCAAATAGTCCTGAGTACATTGCGTTAAGCTCGCTGATAGATTGCAAAAAAAAACCGCTATCGGATAAGCATCTTCTATTGACATGGTGTTTCGTATGTCATCTGCTAGGTTCCTAAAGTAGCTAGGCTCTATTGCCATAACCTTATTATTCTTGTCTACTGGAAAGATTACACTAGCTAGAATATCGGGCATCTGCTCTATATGTACATTTGGGTTATCCGCAAAGCCTTTTAGATAAGTAGTAAAGCTCATGTACTGACCTGCTTCTAAATCGTTAATGTGGTTTACTATTCCGTAGTTCTTACCGTTAATAGTAAAGTATTGTTTTAAGACTCTGCTAGGCTCTACTAACAAGTGGCTAAGGTCTACAGCTAGCTCAGCAGGCTTGCACTTTAAAACGTCCTCTCTCTTATTGAAAATACAAAGCAAGTCTATAGTCCTAGTAAAAGGGTTATCGTACTCAGCGCTACGAATTTTGTTTATCTGTATGTAATCCTTAACTAATACTTCTTTAAGGCTCTTAGGTATTCTCATATTGTCTATTGTAAAAATTTAGTTTAGTTGTATAATTTAAGCAATTAATATTAATTGAATTAGTGCATTAAAGTAATTAACGTTAATACACAAAATACTTTCCTGAGCTTTTCATAGTTTTTAAAGCGTGGTTAGTTATTGCTCTACTCATTACATAATCATCGTGCAAGCCTACAGGAGCTGAGTACTTAATTGCTCTAGTCTTTAAGTTGTACTCATAAGTAAATACTTCTAGCTCGTTTACTTGCCAGTCGTGTCCAATTATGCCTATATCTTTATTCTCAAATTTAACTATTAAGTCCTCTACTATATTTTGTTTGCTTTTAGATGTGGTAACAAATGGCTGTATTGAGTTCTTATTATAAGCTACTTTGTTTCTTATCTGCTCAAATATAGCATCTTGCGCTCCATTGCTTTCGACTAAGGTATTGGGTCTATACTTGTTTAACTGCTCTACAATGTTATTTATTATACTGCTCCATTCCATGTGCCTCCACCTTTCAGAATAGACCTCTATGTTATTTGAGTCTACAATAGTCAAAACAGTATAATCGTCTGAACGACCTAAATCAATTCCTGCATAAAGGCTAGACGTATTTACAGACGTTTTAACGCACTCTTGTATGTTTCTGAATACACTAGAACCATTATCTAAGAACTCGGCTAGGTACTCCTGTTTAAATACATGGTCTGGCAAGTTCCTTTCTGCTTCTCTTATTTCTTCGGGGTCTATAAATGGATTGTCGTAACTGCTACCTCTAAAACTAATATAGTTGCTATTGTGTTCGGCTAGGTTGAATAAATTATAGAATTGGTTTTTCCCTTTCGGAGTTGATAAGATAAGTACCTTTTTACCTCGCACTAATACGGTAGCTTTCAGGACTTCATTCCATGCTTCTGGTTTAAAGAATGCAAATTCATCGCAAATAAGAGCATCAAAGGTCTCGCCTCTTATACTATCATAAGCATCTGCTGAGTAGAACTGTATAGAGCTACCTGTAGTAAATTCTAGTATTAAGTCTCCTTTGTTTACATTGGTAATAAATGGACAGCCTATAACAGCCTTTTCTATGTCCTTAAATACTTTCTTTGCTTGTTTGTATATTGGACTAACCCAACCTATCTTCCAATGGTTATTTTCTAATGCCCATTTTATAGACTGATTCTCGCCTAGTGTTGACTTCCCAAATTGCCGACCAATAGAAACAATACAGTATTTAATGTCTGTGTCTAAGGCTTTGTGTATTTCCCTTTGCTTTGGGTGTGGTCTATATAAGTCTACCTCCTCCAATTAAAATAACTTACCTAAAGAATCTAATCTTTGTTTAATAATATTACAATACTCCTCCGACATTTCACTACCTATATAATCTCTATTATTTAGCTTTGCCATTTTAGCAGTTGTACCACTTCCCATAAAACAATCGTAAACTAAATCTCCTTCATTACTCCAACTTATTATATGGTCATTTGCTAATTGTTCTGGAAATGTAGCGGGATGCTTAGAATGCAATCCTCTGCTTTGATTATACATAAGCCAATAATTCCATCTTACACCAAACTCTTTTATTGGATTACCCGCACAACTTCTTTTTTTTCTTATTGTTCCATCTTTTTTTCTTTCTCCGCTATTGTCAACAAATCTACCAAATGCTCTATTTTTTTTATCCGCTATTAAATTTATGCTTTTTGGTTTTCCTTTACTTAAAATAAACATATATTCAAAACCATTATAATATCTATTTTTATCGGGAAAAGCTAATTGTTCCTTTGTCCAAATCATTGTATCGTGTAGTCTAAACCCACATTCCATAAAATATAACGCTTGTCTAAAACTTGTTCCCGTTTCGCTCCCTTTTATAGTAGCATCTCCAACAACCCACACAACTACACCCCCTTCTTTAGTTACTCTAAATAATTCCTTTGCTATGCTTTCAAAATCAAAACTATATCCGTTGTATGTTCTTAAATTGTCGTATGGAGGAGATGTAACTGTTAAGTCAATAAAGTTATCGTTCATTCTGCTCATTGTATCTAAACAGTTTTCATTGTATATCTTATTAATTTCCATTATCCCCAATTAGTTTTATAAGTTTTAACTGTATGGTTATGCTCCACTACTTCAGGCTCGTTTAAGCCCATCATTTTAGCAATGGATTCTAAAGCTCTTAGCTTGTCTGTATTCTTAGTTTGGTTCATTACCCTATAGAATGCTTGTTTGTCCTCCTTAGAAAGCGTGTTATCTGCTCCTAGTTGAAAGGTATAATCTGCATCGCTTATAATTTCTAAGTAACCTTTTAAGATAAAACCCCTGTCGATTCCATGAGATATGGATAGCTCTCCTTTAAGGTTTTGGATGGTTAGGGTTATGTTAGGTTGGTTTGCTAACTTAGAAGCCTCTACTTTAATCCAGTCAGCATCCTTCTTAGCAGGTTTATAAGCCTGTCTATACGCTTCTGTTTGATTCCCTAACGTAACACATAGCTCTGCAAATTTCTGCTCTTTAGGTGTAAGCTCCTTATTCATTGGTTTGTTTGTTTACGTTCTTATTACTATATCTGGCTTTAGTTTAATGCTATTTCTATTCCCCAATTTATCCATATAAACTCTATAGCTCTATATCCATTCAATGTCTTTGAGTGGGTAAATTTAACTGTTGGGATTAAGTAGATTTGATAACCTACATTAAAAAGGTTTATACTAACCATAGAACTCAGTCTTTTCTAGTTTAAAAGTTCCTTTGCCATTCTCATTAAATGAGCATAAAATATACTTCTTAGTCTCATAACTAATGTATATCTTTTTATCCTTGTATGTGTATTCTTTACTCCAGTCCATTTCTTCATATTCTTTTACCATTCTGCTCTATTCTATTTCTGTTTAACATTCCTTCGTTTACCTCGCTATTGTTTACCACCTCAAATATAAAGTTACTGGGCAAGTATCGCCACCTTTGAATTAAAGAGGCATACTGTAATGCTTTATAGTGTTTACGTTTAATCTTCATATAAGTTAATAAAATATACTTCTCCTTCTGTTTCTATTGTGGCATTCGCTGCCCAAATAGTAATATAACCATTCATGTACTCAGTTACCATGTAGAGTTGACCATCCTCATGCACTTCTAAGCAGTAATTATATACATTTTCTTGCTCATCCATTACTTAACATACTTAAAGCATTGTTATAAGCTGTTGCTGCTTCTAATTCACATTTAAATCTACCTAAGTTTGTTTTTTTGTTATTTACTGTAATTTCTGCTATCCACTTATCTCTTGACTTATCCCAACTAACTCCTTTATATTTACTAGTGCCTTTGTAATGCGTATATGTGTTTTGTCTTTGCGTTATTACTTCTAGGTTGTCTACTCTGTTATCTGTTTTAACATTGTTAATGTGATTAACTACTAAGGCTTGTCTATTTGGAGTGTGATTTAAAAAAGCCATAGCTACTAATTGATGTACAGTATATCCCTTTTGTTTTCCATTTATAAATAAAGATATAATTAAATAACCTCTTGCGCCTAAGTGAGATGTTAAGAGTCTTTCTTTTTTACGTTTAAAACTTTTTATTCTACCTAAACTTGATGCTTTATATCCTTCACATCCTTTTATGTCTTTCCAAATTTCCATATTATATCTTATCTCCTCCATGCTCCTCCACTAGTCTATTATAGCCTGCTATCATTCTTTGATAGTATCTTTGTTTACAGATTCCGCAACCTAAGTTCAATCTAATATTTTTATCCTCCTCAATGTATTTAAGAAATAAGGTAGCTATTGCCTTGTTAATATTAGGGTCTCTACTTATAGCATTCAACTTTTTATAGGCTTTTAAATAAGGCAAGTAAGGTTCTACCTCCTCAAATAATGGATGCTCTTGCTTTATTCCTGTAAAAGGTGTTAGCTCCTCTATTCCATGCGCTACATCTGGCATAGCATCCAACCACTCCAAAAGAACCGCCTTAGTCATTCCCTTAGTATTTATACCTAGCTTAGTTGCATAGCTCTTTAAAGCTCCCCATTTTAGTTTTCTGTAATCCATTAGTCTTGTTTTGCAAAGTATAAAAATATAACCATGTAGCTTAAGTCCATAAAAGCAATAGACAAAGATAGTCCAGTCCAGAAGGATAAGCAATAGGCACAATTAAAAGGCTTAATGTCTATAGAGCTTATTAAGGTTCTAGCAAAGTAGTATTTGTATCTAAATCCTTCTTTAGTCGAAAAGGTTTGTTTGAATATACTTGTCCACGCTAGTATTGTTAGTATTGAAATTATTATTATACTCATTTGTTATGCTTTCTTAATTTGTTATAAATGCTTTCCATTCGCTCCTTAGCTGTTGCTCTGTGTATTCCTGTATGGTCGCTAAATAGTTTTATGCTTAGGTTTCTTTTGACTATCTCCTCTACCCAAATACGCTCCATTTCGTCTAACTGTTTCACTTGCTCTAAGTATTCTTTATAAACATTGTTACTAATATACGGAATATCTTTTAATTTTAAGTAGTCTAACCCAGTAGACTCTTGTAATACATTGTCAAAGTGCAAACGGTTAAACTCAGATCCAGACAAGTGAAACATCTTATAGGCTACAACAAATATAAAACCATCTATTTTATTTAGGTTACTAGGCAGCTCATGAGTCAAAAAATATATGTTAACCTCCTGAGATAAGTCTTGCCAAATGTCCGAATGCTTGCAGATGTTTTTACAAGCAGTTTCTATTACTTGCCTCTTTTCTTTTATAAACTCCTCGTTCACGTTTGCAAATATAGTAAAATTATTTAATCAACTACAACTATGTTTTTACGTAAATCATTCATAGATGTTTCAACTAATATAGAAAGTT